TTCAATGTTAGGAATAGCTGTATTAAAAATATTAAGAACAACTTTACCCGTCTCAATCATACCATGACCCTCAGGAAACCTAGTAGTTAGCTTAGCTATGGTAACACCCTCTACATCTTCAGGTTTATTAGAACCCCTATCCATAGCAAACTCCTTATTACCTTCTATATTTGTAATAAGCTTTATAGACGCATTAACACCATCTATTTTTACTGAAGAGGGCTTCTTTTTTAAACTTTTAGCAATTTTAGTAAAAATATTAATTAAATCTTTACCCGTTTTTGCATTAGGTAGATCAAAGGGATGTGCCATATGCCCTGCAACCCCACCTTCTAATAAAAACTGTGCAAACGTCATCATGGATTTACTGTTACCTGTACAGATTGACCTTGGTTGTCTATTGAATTTCCGATTGCGGCTTTAACCTGGTTAAAAAAATTATATGCGCTTTCTACATTATCTCCGACTGAACTACCAGAAAAAGTAAATGTTACTAAGTTTTTAGTTTTATTATTACCAAATATTATATACTTAAACCCCTCTACATAACGATAACACACTAACTGTATAGCTGCTAAAAATCTAAGTCTTGATTCACTAGAAGAAAATATACTTTTATCAGATTTTACCTTATTTAAAAGGTAAGCTTCAAGTTCTGACTTCATACTTGATTCCTTACCTTTAGCTAAAGTATAATTTCTACAGGCCAGTAATCCCTGTGCTAGTTGCTCATCTGTTAATGTTTGCCAGCTATTAAAAAATGATTCAAAAGCAGGTTTAAATGTGCCTTTTATATCACCGGCTTTTTTACGTGAATATTCTTTTACGTGTGTTTGTATAGATTTTTTTAATTGACTAGCCCATTTAGCCTCATAAGGACCAAGTACCTGATCAATTGTAGACATAATTTGTTGTAAATTTTTATCGTCATCAATAGCACTCTTAACTTGATTTAAAAAACCTACAATTTGAGTATCTTTACCTCTCTTTTTTTTCCATGATTCAATTCCTTTGAAGGCCATATCTCTGGCTCTATCTAAAACTTTTACGGATAATTGCTGGGATTCGGGAGTTGCAGCATAAATTTTTGCTAGTTCATTAGCTGAAGAAACTACAGCAAACCCATCACCCCCGAGTCTGGCCTCAGAGGCTTTGTATTCTACCTCTCCTATACCGTCAAAAAATAAATCACCCTTTTCTCCTTTAATAGCATCCGATATCAAAGTTAAAGCTATTTCACCTTTACCTACAGAAACTTTTGCTTTAAAATCAAAATTATAAATTTTATCCATAACGGTTAATGCATCTTGAGGATTAACAAAAAGCTGTTTAAACTTATCTGGGATAAGATCGTTAAAATTGTACGCTGCAACCGCTCCATTTGATCCTAGGCTCTTACCTAATAAAACAGTACGAACAAGATTATCTTTATCACTTTGCAAATTTATTAGTTCATAAAATTTATCTGCATTTAAATTTGCTTCATCAAAATAGCTTTGTATAGAAGCTAAAACCTGCTTCCATCTAGGATTGGCTTCATTCCAACGATCTATTTCTAAAGCTCGTTGAATGAGTGAATCGACAGAGGCTTCGCCTTCCGGTGTTTTAACTGACTTTTGTCTTGTAAGAGTGTTAATTAATTTGTTAGCTAGTTTATCACTTACTTCAAATTCATGCATTTGACCATGTGGGGGATTCTGCTGTACTACCACATCTGCATTTTCTTGATAAATAAGAATTTTTGAACGCGGAGGTATAGGAACAGGCTTAGCAAATGATTCTTTTAGATAAATGTCTTTAAGGGACTTATACGGCTTTTTAACCTTAGGCTTACGCATATCATTTTGTTTTTAAATTAGGATCGTTACTGTAACGCTTCATTATATTAAGAATCTCTTTGTACTTTGCCATAAAATTGTTTTCATTTATGGATTGTTCGAACTTTCTAAAATGAGGATTAGTCAGTTTTTGAGGATTATCTTCATAATTCTCATTTTGTGCAATAGCCTGTTGTAAGGCCTCTCTTACTTCTGTTGCCGATTCTCTTGTTATAGGCTTGGTAAAGAGAGTATCGATTGAACCTGGAGGTATATTCATTACTAATGCTTTAGCTAACATCCTAACAATATCTACATAGCCTTCAGGGGGAAGAGCATCAGGTTCTTCTTGACCTTGAGGTTTTGGTGTAGAAGGAGCAGGAATGGCGGTTTGTGCCTGAGGCATTGCAGCATCTTGGGGCTGTTCTTCACCCTGTTCATTAAAAAGTCTCATATAACTAGAAATTTTGTCGTTAAAGCTCATATAAATATTTATTGTGGGTAAGTATAACTTATTATAATTCTACCATTAGAACCAGCTGCATTAATACCTTTTCCACCTTGTCCTGCACCATTTCTATCTACATCATTTGGATTACCGGGTAACCCGGTGTTATTATCAGGGCTATCACCTTGAACAGAATTAATATTACTAGATAAACCACCAGTATAGCCAGATCCACCGCCTCCGCCTCCACTGGCTACCGTTGTATAATAACCATACCCTCCGCCACCTCCATAATAACCACCCCCACCTCCACCACCCGGTCCATACCCACCAGATGGTTGCCCTCTACCACCTTGTAATTGAGAGCCAATATACAATGAATTAGAAGAACCTTGACCTGCTGCACCACCCGCTGTCTGAGTACCACCCTTACCTCCGGATGCACCCCAAACGTTTCCTGAATTGCCCCCCGCACTATCTGATCCTGTAGTACCACCGCCCGCTCCTCCTTTTAAACCACCAGAATTTCCTGCTCCTCCTCCACCACCTCCAGCAATCGCAATTGCTGTTGCAAAACTTTTACTGCCTAAGAATATACCAGAATAGCCGCCACCACCACCTGATCCGTACGTTAAATTGTATGAGTTATCACCAACACTACCCCCTCCGTTGTAACCTCCTATATGTGTGCTTGATGCTCCACCTCCAACAGAAACAATATATACCTGCCCAGGAGATACTGTTCTTGTACCGCTAGTATAACCAGCGCCGCCACCTGCTGTATCTGAACCCACAGTTGAACCACCTGCACCCCATATTTTAACAGAGATTGATGTTATACCAGCTGGTATTGTAAGACTCACATCTAGCCCGGAATATTCATAAGCAGTAGTTATTGTACCTGTAGAGGAAGCAACCTGCGCGAGACCTAGCCAATATCCGTTATTATAAATTTCTAATGTATTTAATGTTGTATTAAACCTAAGTATTCCAGATCCTGGAGATGACGGTCTTTGTGCTGTAGTACCTACGGGTATAGGAAGTCCGCCCCCTATATCACCGGTAGCAGTAATAATACCGCTTACAGGTATTCCGGAAGTAATGCCTCCGACTGAAATAGGCACGATAGCACCGGTATTAGTTGTCAGAATTCTAGATAAACCAGAAATGGTCGTGTCAGCCATTCAAATATTTATTAAACTAAACAATGAGAAGTTGTTTAGTCTTAAGTCTATTAAAGTAATCTTTATTTAAAAAGGTAAGTTCATTTTCTTTAGTAAACGTCTTAACACTAGCAAATGTATAGTTTTCTATATTAACACTATCCATATAGCTTCTTATTGAATTAATAGTTTCAATACCTCTCCCATCATTTGTGTTTAATAGGTGAGTTAAGAAATCAAAAGAGATATTTGTAATAAACACTTTTATTGGTAACAGTCTTTTAACTTTCGATAGGACTGTATTAAGTATTTTTAACACATCTTCTTCTTTAAAATATTTAAAAATAAGAAATTGATCAAGCTGGGTATTGTTAAAGTAGATAATAGTTTTTTCTTTTGAAGCATCATTTAAGAGCTCTTCACATATACTCAAAATAATATGATGAAAGAAAAACTTCTTTGCACTAGTAGTTATTCTGTCTTTTAATAAACCAAATTTATGTAGATCGTTTATTAGATTAACTTCTATTTTTCTGGCAAAAATATAATTAAAATTTATAAGCCTAAAGTTATATTGACTAAACTCAATCTTTTTGAGCATATCTTATTATGAATGAAAATATAAACTACTCAAGAAAATTCTTAGGCGGTCTTCCAATTCTTACATTAATAATACCGTTATAGTAATCTTCTCTCATTAAAACATTTTTGTCTATTTGTTCTTTAATTTCGAAATAAGCTAATTCCCATTTTGAGCCACACGCACGTAAAATTTTAAATATAAATTTATCCTTTCCATATTTTAGAATATCAGCATTTAATTCTACAGAAGAACTAGTATAAGACTTCCAATCTGATTCTTTAATTTCTATTCTTTTATTCTTTTTACCTTTTAAAGGCTTTCTTTTTAATTTAGATTTACACTGCTTTTTACCAATATACTTTTTTCCTGTTACAGTATTAATAATTTCGTAAATAAAACCAAAAGTATTCTCATCTACTTTTACGTTTTCATTTAATAACCAATGACCTAGATCCACAAGTTATTTAGAAAGCTTTAAAACTAATCCAGGTAAGGGACGACGCTGTACAAAAAATTTCTTTTTCTTTTTTCCAACACCTAGAACTTTAGGTACACGAGAATCGCCAGGAGCGTAATTATCTTGATCACCAGGAAAAGCTCCACCAGTTGCACCCGAATCTACAGTTCCAAATACACTCACAGCACCTCCGGCTACATTCATCTCATTTAATGCTTTATAAAAAGCCTGTTCAAATAGACCTATTGATTTCATATAACTATATACTATTATTTAAGTTAATGCTGCTAGAAGATTACATAAAAGAGCTAGAAAACGACTTAAAGATTGATGAACTTATTTTAAAAGACTATCAATTAAAGCTACCGGGTATTAAGCATAAGTGGGCAGGACGTTGTATTCGACATAAATTAGAACTCGTTGATATTAAAAAGAAAAGAGAAAAGTTAAAGAAAGAGATTGTAGATAAAATACAGGAACAGAGTCCTGTCAAATTAGCATTTCCTGTGGTAGAAAGGACAGCTGAAAAATGCTCGGAAATAATAGAAATAGATGCTAAGATAAAAGAAATAGAATTAGTAATTGAATTACTAGAAAAGTCAGAAAAGACTCTTAGCTCTACTTCATATGATATAAAGAATTTAGTAGACATTATTAAGCTCGAAACCACATGATAGCGTTTTCTTTTGACCTCAAGAAAGGGGCTGGAATTATATCTGGAGATAAGCTTGAAGATATAAGAGAGGCTTTTTCCGTAAAAAATGAAGCTGCGTTTTTTGTTCGTAAGCGTTATGGGAGATTTTTACCTCAAAGAACATATGCAATAACACCTACGGGTAGATTTGAACCTGGATTATACTTTGAAATTAGAAAATATTTAACTAGCAATCAATATGTAGGTGACGTTACAACTGATTCAGGTTTAACTGAATATATAATGCCAGCTACTAGATGGAAAACAAACCCTCAATACAGTGAAAATATTATTCCTCTTTCTCTTCCTTTAAGAGACTATCAAGAGGAAATAGTTAAGAAAGCATACACAATTGGAAGAGGTACCATTGTACTTGCAACCGCAGGTGGGAAGACCTTAACAGCAGCCTCCTTACTTACAAAATTATTTTTATTACATGGGTCAAATTTTAAATGCTTATATATTGTACCAGATCTCGGGCTTGTAGTACAAACTACTGGTGACTTTGAAACATATAAAGTACCATTTACAGTTCGTAAATGGACAGGTAGCAGTCCTTTAGAGGGAGATGCTAATGTAACGATAGCTAATCTGGGTATTCTTCAAAGTAAAAATACAGATCTTTCTTGGATAGAAAATATAGATTGTTTAATTGTAGATGAGGTTCATAAAATAAGAAAAGGAAATGAAGTCAATAAAATTATTAAGAAGATAAAAACACCGGTCCGATTTGGGTTTACCGGTACAATGCCGGAGAATCTAATGGATCAATGGAATATTATTGGTAAGATCGGACCGATTATTTACGAAAAACATAGTCATGAATTGAGATTAGAGAACTATGTTAGTAATGTAAATGTTCAAATTCTAAAACTGTTGCATAAAGAAGATCCCTTTAAAGATGTAGTAATTTCTTCTGCTAATTTGTACAGAGAAGAGCAAAGATTTTTAATGCGCAGTCAGTTTAGAAATAATGTTATCGGTAAAGTGTCTTGTAAGCTGACTAATAATACTCTTATCTTAGTCGATTTTATTGAGCACGGAGAAACACTTTATAGGACAATTAAGCAATTATGTCCAGACAAGCAAGTTTATTTTATACGAGGCGAAGTAGAAGTCACTGAAAGAGAAAAGATTAGAGCTTTAATGGAAAATAGAACAGATGTTATAGTTGTTGCAATTTCTAAAATATTTTCAACCGGAATTAATATTAAAAACCTTCACTTTATTATTTTTGCATGCGGCGGAAAAGCTAAAATAAAAATCGTTCAATCAATTGGTAGAGGCCTTCGCTTGCATAAGGATAAAGATAAGCTTATAATATTCGACATCGCCGACGACTTTAAGTATAGCCACGCTCACATGGAGAAGCGAATAAACCTTTATGAAAAAGAAAAAATCCAGTACAGCATTAAAGAAATCCAAGAAGCTTAAATCTACAGATGTAGATGCTTCTGTAGACGAGGAGTCTATTAAAAACGACCCGGATCTCAAAAAGATTTTATCTAGAGGAGCAATTGCTGTTCCGGAAGTAACCCCAGATGGTAAAAAACTTAAACCAAAAGAAAAGGTCTACTATGTCAACGGTAAAGAATTTGAAGAAGAAATAAGACAGTACTATAAAACCGGGCATGTGACACAAAAACTAGGTGAGAGTATTACTAAAATTGCAAATGGTTTATCTTATGCACCTAATTTTATCAATTATTCTTATAAGGATGATATGATTGGTGATGCTATTGTAAAAATGTTTTCTGCATTACGCAATAAGAAGTTTAAGCTTGATACCGGCTTTAGCCCATTCTCTTATTTTACTACTATTGCTTTCCATGCTTTTATTAACCGTATTAAGAAAGAAAATAAACATCATGCAGTTTTAAATGAATACCGCGATAAAGTTTATACTGATTTAATGCTTAATCCGGATGAAAACGGTAATTCCTACAATATTTACGTTGAACCAGGGGATGACAATTACAACAAAACCGGTGAAATTTGATAAAGAAATAGCATTAAGTACAAATAAAGTTTGCTGTATATCCGATATTCATATTGGCGTACATCAAAATAGTCTTGTGTGGCATGAAACGGCTCTCAAGTGGGCTGAATGGTTAAAGAAGGAACTTCAAGCGCATAAAATTAAAGATATTTTTTTATTAGGCGATCTGTATCACTATCGCGATGAAATTGCAGTTAACACTATTCATGTTGTTAATCAGATTCTTAAATTATGGGAAGATTTTAATATAGTTATTCTAGTCGGAAATCACGATTCATATTACAAAGACCGCACCGATGTTAATTCGCTATCCATTTTAAATGGGTGGAAAAATATTAAAGTAATAAGCGACATATATCACTGTACTATATTAGGAAAAAAAGCTTCATTTGTACCTTGGGGTGCAGATATATCTAAGCTTGAAACCGCAGACGTGATGTTTGGTCATCTAGAGATAGAAAGCTTTAAAATGCATAGTTACAAATTATGCGACCATGGGTTAAAGTCTAGTGATCTGTTAGCTAAAGCCAATCTTATTATAAGTGGTCATTTTCATCTACGTGATGAAAGAAAATATAGTGATAAAACAATTCTTTACTTAGGTAATCCGTTCGAAATGGATTTTGGTGATATTAACGACATTAAAGGTTATTACATTTTAGACTTTAACGATTTAAGCTATAAGTTTTATGAGAACACTGTATCACCTCGCCATAGAAAAATAGCTATTTCTGAGTTATCACAATTTGCTGCTTTAAGTGCAGCAGACATTAAAAATAGTATTAACAATAATATTGTTAAGATACTAATCGATAAGAATATTCAAACTGACGACATTGATTTGCTTATTCAAAAATTATCCGCCCACCAGCCATTTAATTTATCTGTTGATTATTCTCTATACAATAACAGCGTTATTATTAATGAAGACCAAGCGTGTGATATATCTGGTGTAGATATGAGTAAGGCAATTGAAGAATTTATAGAAGTACTAGATATTGATAAAAAGTCTGAAATTTCAAAATATTGCGTAGAGCTATATAAGAAAGCGGTTAATAAATGAAAAATGTAATTTTTAAAAGTATAAGCATAAAGAATTTTTTATCTGTAGGTAATCAACCAGTAAAAGTAGAATTTAAACCCGGGCTACATATTATTACAGGTGTTAATAAAGATAAAGAAGACCGAAGAAACGGTGTTGGAAAATCTACGATTGCTGATGCAATTTATTTTGCGGTGTTTGGTGAAACGCTTCGCGATCTTAAGAAAGAAAATGTTATCAACAATGTTAATAGGAAAGGATGCGAAGTTATTTTAGATTTAACTATTAATAATTTAGATAAAAAAGAAGATATACAGATTATAAGAACTATAGAACCCTCAAAATGCTACCTTTATATTAACGGAGAAGATAAAACAAGAGACAGTATATCCAACACCACCTCTTATATAGCATCTAAAATTAGTAGTAACCCTGAAGTATTTCAAAATTGTGTTATTATGACCATAAACAACACAATACCGTTTATGGCAAAAAAGAAGCAAGAGAAGAGAAAATTTATAGAAGACATTTTTAATCTTAGTGTTTTTGGAGATATGTTAGATATTCTTAAAACTGATATTAATGAAAAGAAGAAAATCTTTGATATCAATGTAACAAAGTACGATGAAATACAAAAAACAATATTAGCATATGAAAAACAAAAAGAGGCTTTTTCTTTTGAAAGATATAAAAAGAAAGAAAAATATCTTACCCGTCAGGAGAATAACGCAAAAGAAATAAAAGAAATTAAAGAAAAGTTATCTAAGTTTGTTTTACCTGATGTTGATAAAATTAAAAAAGATATTGAGGAACAGGAAGCTCATACAGTTAAGGTGGACAATAAGCTTAAAGATATTAGACACACTATTTCAGAAAATACTACTCTTATCTCTCAATGTAACAAGAAGCTTACTTCTGTTGGTACAGATAAGGATGTATGTCCAACATGCTTACGAACAATCGAAGAGACAGACCGTAATCATATTAAGAATGAAAAGAAAAAGATAAAGATAGAAATTGAGGAGTATGAGTCTGGTATAGAAAAACTTAAAGGAGAAGAGAAGCAATTAATTACTTTACAAAACGCTCTAGATATACGAATTCAAAAATTACGAGAAAATGCTTCTGATTATAAACATAAACTCAAAGAAAAACAAAATTTAGATGAGCGCTTTTCGCAGTTAGATAAGTGGCAAGTAGAACTACAACAAGATTTAAAAGATATAGATAGTGATTCGAATTCGTTTGATACTCTAATAAATGAGCAAAACGAAAGGCTGATTACAGTTAAAAAGGAAATAGAGGATATTAAGAAAGATTTAAATATGTTTGATATAGTCAAATTTGTAGTATCTGAAGAGGGTGTTAAGTCTTATATTGTAAAGAAAATACTACAGCTGTTTAATAGTAAGTTAGCTTATTATCTTAAAAAGATGGATGCAAATTGTATTTGTACATTTAATGAATATTTTGAAGAAGAAATTATTGATAACAAGGGCAAGAGTTGCTCTTATTTTAACTTTAGCGGTGCAGAGAGAAAGAATATTGATCTTGCTTGCTTATTTACATTTATGGATATTAGACGCTTACAAGGTGATGTTTCATTTAATTTTAGCATATATGATGAATTATTTGATTCAAGTTTAGACGAAAGAGGAGTTGAACTTGTTATTAATATTCTTAAGGAGAGGGTAGAAAAACATAAAGAATCTATTATGGTTATTAGTCATAGAAAAGAAAGTATTAAAGCTGCCACCGGTGATATTATTTTCTTAGAGAAGAATAACGGTATAACTCGTCGAGTGGATTATAAGGAGTACAGTACTTAATATATGGATATGTTTCCTGGGCCTTTTGTATCACCATTTGCATCTCCCTTTCCTCAAGTTGTGCCTAATATGCCTAAAAAGGCTGAAACACCCAGGCCTCCAGAATTAGATTTACCTCGCGCCTTAAACTACTATGCAGATTATAGTGGGTGTGGGTTTTGGAGAATGATATGGCCTGAGCATATTTTAAATGCTCATCAAAAATTTATTGTACATGGTAGTACTGTAATGTGTTTTGATCCTAATTACTATCGAGGAATTAAGACTGTTAGAATTCAAAGACAGGCAACACCTCACCAGTTAAGATTTGTTAAGTTTCTTAAGGAGCTAAGTCAGCAAGCTGGATTTAAGTTAATTTATGAAGTAGATGATTTAGTTTTTATCGAAGATATTCCGGAATATAACAAATTTAAACCCGCGTTTGCCGATCCGGAGATTAGAAAAACAGCTCAAGAAATTATGAGTTTATGCGACGAGATTACCGTTACATGTGATTTCATGAAATCGTATTATGCAGAAAAAACAGGTCATAAACATATTACAGTTATACCGAATTTTCCTCCTAAGTTTTGGATGGGTAATTATTATAATGAAAAAAAGATATCAGAAAATTATGATGAATTTGAAAAGCGCCCTCGTATTTTATATGCTGGGTCTGGGGCACACTTTGATGTAGAAAATAGAGTAGGATTTAATGATGATTTTGCCCATGTAATAGAATCTATTATTAAAACTAGACATAAGTACAGATGGGTATTTCTTGGTGCATTTCCTTTACCTTTACAGTCTTATGTTGCAAATGGAGATTTAGAATTTCATTCTTGGCAGCAACTGTATAGCTATCCGGAGAAGATTTTTAACTTAAGAGTAAATATGATGGTAGCTCCTCTTCAGAATAATACATTTAATAAGGCTAAGAGTGATTTGAAATATATAGAAGCATGCTGTTACGGGATTCCTATTGCTTGTCAAAATTTAATTACATATAAAGATGCACCTATTAAATTTCAAACCGGAGAGGAAATGATTAATTGTATTGAGGAAACGTTAAGCAAAAAGGGTAAGTATATGAATAATTGTGCCAAGCTTAGAAAAATAGCCGAAGGAAGATGGTTAGAAAATGAAGATAACCTTAATTGCTATACAGAGCTTTATAGTCACCCTTATGGTGATTCAAAGAGAATCCTGCTAAATAAAATAAATGGTTTATGAGAAAGTTATCTAAAAAAGAAATAATAAGATTAGAAGAGGAAGGCAGACTAAGAGATTTAGTTGAAATTTGGGTTGACCGTCACAATCATAAACTAGAATTACTTAGAACACTTACTAGTTTAATTGCTGCAATAAGTTCATCTATAGTACTGTTAAAGCTATTACATCTTTTTTAACTTTTAATTTTAATAATTGATACTATAATAGTATTGTGTATAGAAATGTAGCATACCTACCTAAAGACCAATTAATGCGTCTTTTTACCTGGGATAAGGACGGTAAACGTATTGCCGTTGATACTACGTTTGAACCTTATATCTATTTAGAAACTAATAATAAGCCGGATTGTACTAGTATTTTTAATACCAAGCTTAAGAAGAAAAAATTTCGTAACCAGGCCGAGCGCGCGCGGTATTTAAAAGATAATAAAATTACTCGAATTTTTGAAAACCTTAATATTCAACAGCAATTTCTAATTGATAATTTTTGGGAGTTAAACGAAAGAGATGAATTTACAAACCACAAAGTACGTGTATTGTTTATCGATATTGAGACCTATAGTCCTGATGAATTTCCTAAACCCGATAACCCTCAACACCCTATTAACGTTATTACTGTTTATGATACACTCCGTAAGCAATTTATAACTTGGGGACTGAAGCAGTATCATAAGAAAACTGAAAACGTTCTCTACATACATTGTAAGACGGAAAAAGAATTATTATCTAAGTTTGTAACATTTTTTACATCCGACTACCCTGATATTCTATCTGGTTGGAATAGTGAGTTTTTCGATTTACCTTATATTATTAACCGAATTACAAGAATATTAGGGGAAGATGAAACAAAGAAGCTTTCGCCGGTTGGTTATATACGACCGATTATGTTCAAAGGTAAGTTTGGCAGAGAGCAAGTGCATTGGCATATTGAAGGTGTTTCATGTGTAGATTATCTAGATATCTATAAAAGATTTTGTCCAGTATTAAGAGAATCATATAAGTTAGATGCCATTGGTGAAACTGAATTAGGTGAAAATAAAATAGATTATGGCGATACAAACCTTGCTAGTCTTGCAGACGATAATTGGGAATTGTTCGTAGACTACAATATCCAAGACGTTAATCTTTTGATTAAACTTGAAGAAAAGCTTCAGTATCTTAAGCTTTTAAGAATGATAGCGTATGCGGGGCTTACCACCTTTGAAGGCGCGTTAGGTTCATTATCTGTTATTACCGGGCTATGTGCAATTAGAGCACGAATGAGACAACAAAGAATCCCTACCTTTAATAGAGAGGTACATAATGATGAACAAAATGCTGGTGCTTATGTAGGCGATCCACAAAAAGGTTTTCAAGAAAATGTTGTATCATTTGATGCTAATAGTCTATATCCAAACGTTATGATTACGTTGAATCTTTCCCCGGAAACTAAAGTTGGGGTTATAACTGAAAAAACCGATAAAGAAATTACCATTCAGCATGTAAACGGTCAAACGTTTAATTTATCACATGAACACTTTGTAGAATTTATTAAGAAAGAAAAGATATCTATATCTAAAGCCAAGGTACTTTTTACTCAAAAAGAAAAAGGTATTATTCCGGAAACTGTAGATCATTTTTATAAAAAGAGAGTAGAAATTAAGAGAGAGTTAAAATTGGCTAAGAAAAAGCTTTTAGAGTTAGAAAAAGGATCGGATGAGTATAATAAATTGTCTAATCAAATTGAAAACCTTAATATTACCCAGCATACTATTAAGATCTTGATTAATACCATTTATGGTTACTTTGGTAATAAACACAGCCCCCTGGGTGATGACGAATTAGCCGAATCTATTACACTAACGGGTCAAGCTGTTATTAAAGAATCTAATCGCTTACTAGAAGAATATATTAAAGAAAAAACCGGACTCACAGATGAGGACCTTAAAACCGATTCGCCTATTATATACAACGATACAGATAGTTCTTATATATCTATTAGACATTTAGTTAAGAAAACTGATTTAAAAATGCTTAATAGTAAAGGTAAAGTAACACCTGAATATTACAAAGTAGTACATGATATAGAAGACTATTTGAATAAGAAAATAGTAGAGTGGGGTAAGGTGGCCTTAGGTTCAACAGATTGTAGATTAAACTTTAAACGAGAGGCAATTGCAGACGTTGGTCTATTTTTACAGAAAAAACGGTATGTTTTACATGTATTAGACGAAGAAGGTATACCGTGTGATAAGTTTAAGTATACAGGGGTAGAAGTGGTTAGAACAACAATGCCTGCTCCTATCAAACCGTATGTAAAGAAAATTATTGAGACAATGCTCCTTACAAAAGACCTATCACAAACCAATAAAATTTTTAATGAAACGTATGATATTTTTAAGAAACTACCCGTGGAAGACGTAGCATTTGTTATGGGAATTAAAGGATATGAAAAGTACGCAGCACAGTGTGATGGATTTAAGACTGCCAAGCATATGCCAATTCATGTAAAAGCTGCTTACTTTTATAATAACCTTCTGGATCGATTTAATACAGGTAAAAAATACGAAAAAATTTCATCCGGTGATAAAGTACGGTATTTTTATGCAAAACAGCCTAATCGATTTGGTATTACTACAATCGGATACAAATATTCTTTCCCCAGAGAATTTGAAGAACACTTTCAAGTCGATCATGAATTAATGTTTGAAAAGATTATCTTTTCGGTTATTGAGAGGTTTTATGAAGCAGTTAATTGGAAACTTCAATCTCCAGGCACTCAAGTGCAAACAGATCTATTTGAACTATTACAAGATAGTTGATTTCAATTTAATGTATATTAAAATAATCTAATTATGAGCGAAAACAACCTAGTAACTTTTATTGACCATATTGGCCGTACAATTTTAGCTGAACAAGTTAGTTCGGATAAGACAACCTTAACCGTTAAGAACCCTGCTATTATTCATGTGCAGCCCACACAGCAAGGTCAACTTAACGTACAGACAATACCTCTTTATTTTCGCGAATTTGTTGGACCAAAGAGTAAAGAAGCAGGAACTGTTTGGAAGTTTAACCTAGCCAATATTGTTTTAGGCGAAGATATTGATAATGATACTCGCTTAGTTGATCAGTATCACAAGTTGTTTGCTGCACCTGTAGTCAGCTCTCCTCAGCAAAACGAAAAAGTTATTAAGCTGTTTGACGAATAATTTTGCTTGTTTTTTATAAGCGTTCTTTTATACTAGAAGTATGAGTAAAGACCTTAATAAGATATTTGCATCCTTAGATAAACTAAACAGCGAGGCTTCTTTTTTAAACGAAAATGCACTTAGTAAAGTTGATGAGTGGTTTGATACAGGATGCTATGCTCTTAACGCTATACTTGGGGGTAGTTGTCGCAGTGGCGGTGTACCTAAGGGGAGAATAACAGGGTTTTCAGGTCCGAGTCAGACCGGTAAGACATTTATTGTAAATAAGATTCTTGCCACTGCCCAGAAGAAAGGCATTACTCCGGTCATATTTGATACCGAAATTGCAATTGACGAGAATAGTACCAAAGGTGTTGGCTTAGATCCCGAAAACGTAAAATATGTACCCGTAGATACAATC